ACCGCCAATAAAGTTAAGCTGTAATTGTATAGTCGCTGTCACGTTTTCACCATCATCCCCATATTGTGTTTGTAAAGCAGTTATAGCCGCTTCAATAGTTGTATATTCCCCGTCAGGTCCTACTGTAACTGTTATATCAGTTGGAGGGTCAACAGGATCAATAGGCTCAACCTTAGAAAACATATGTTTCCTAAATACTGTCCCATCATAAATAGCAAGAATAGGCTCATAAGGCAATAAAACAAATGGTATATTATCACCTGGAGGGTCTAATAAAGTTTTATTACCAAGTCCATCTATATTTATTAGAACAGCTCCTTGACTTTTTATATCAACAGTAAATAAAGCGCTCATTCCCGCATAATATGCAGTTTTAGTCGCTCCATAAGCTGTAGCTAAAGCATATGTAGTACTTTGTAGGTCAGGTGCTATAGTACCTGACGCAATATATTCATTGGTAAAAATGGTTGGTTTTATTACATTAGTTTGAAAAAACGAGCCCGTAGTAGCATTTCCTATATATACAGCCTCATAATATTCACCAGTTTTTAAAATAGTAGTAGTAAGAGGGTCGCTCCCTATCTGTTGTAGTGTTTTTAATGGAAGAGTTCCGATTTTTATATTTACATTTCCAGTACTATCAATAGGAGATATAAAAGAAACTATCATCCCGCTATAATATGTATCTATTATCACATTATTTGAAGGTGTTAATAATAATTGGTTAGCTACTGAACTAGTAGCTATGAATCCGGCAACTGCTGGATTGCCAATACTTTTTATAAAAGTAGCTTGGTCAATCTTTTTATCTACAGTTTCCCCTGTTTTTCTAGTTAGTAGTAGATCACCCGGGCTAAAGCCAGTGGATGCATCTAAATCTGTTATTTGTTTTGTTATTATTGGCATATTTTACCTTAATTTATAATACTATTATCACTAATTTTGCGCCAGTTAGTGCCATCACTAAAGGCCATAGTTCCACCTTCTCCAAGATCTGAAATGTATAATATCTTTCCCGCCCCAACATCTACCGCCGAAGGTCGTGCTATATTATTGGTTAGAGTCTCGGGAACTACACTATCAAAATATTTTACCCAATCGTTGGTTAGCCTATGTATCCAATTCATGAAGTTATTAGGTGCTTGCTCTCCTGGTATCCATCCAACCTCTTTTTTAGCTTTTGGTGGCTCTAATACGTTAGGTGTACCCTCTATAGGATCTATTACATCTGTAGTTGCCCATTCTGGATATTGTGTAGGTTTTGTTATCATATTTTTACCGTTGCCCATCTGCCACCAAAATTACTTATGGTGTAGTTTTCATTATCGTTAATTGTTCTTAATTCTAATACGCTACCGTCTCCGATATCATATTCAGTATCTAAATTATCTACTGTTAAAATAGATCTAGTAGGATAAGCTGTCGCAAACCCTTCGCCCGCAGATATATTTACTGCATCTTGCGCTAATACTTCTAAAGTAGCTGTCTGCCCCGGAGCATATACAACCTCAAAATCATATAATTCAAACCCCGGATATTCTAAAGGCTGCACTTGAAATGTCGCTGGCGTACCCTTTGTAGTGGTAAAAACAAAAGGTACATAATTAGGTTTTAATACACTAATAGTACTATTGACCCCAGCCGGGGACATTTCTTTCACTATTGAGGTAATATTTGGAATATTTATCAAACTTTGAATAAATACAGTAAAATATGCTGTATTAGGCTCGGAAAAATCAACAATTTCAGTATCCATAAGCTGCTTAATAGCATCAATAATACTATCAGGCTCACCTGCGCTTACATTTAATTTAATACGAGCTATAATAGCTATTCTGTAAGCATTATCTGGCCTACCTTGTCTAGCTTCTCCAACTAATTTACCTATAATATCAAGTTGAGCACCAATAGCTGTAAAGATACCGCAATTCTTATATACATCATACATTGCATTTTCAGCTTCTTGTATCTCTGAGACAAAAGAACCTACTAACTTATTTGTATTTACTCGCTCCTTATCTTGTTGGATTAACCTGCGTTGGGCCGTTTCAACAAAATTAGTTATTTTATTTAATCCCATCAGGTTATATTTATTTTATTTATATCACTTACAGCTATTTGTGAAGCTGCTACCACCACATTTGCACTTGATAAAGTAGGTGGTGTTTCTACTAATGATCCCCCAATTTGTATTGTAGCTGCTGTAACACCTGGAATACTATAAACAGTTTGATATAAAGATTGATAAATTACATCTTCTCCAACATCTAAAGCCATTATCTGCTTAACTATTCCATCTTTTATACGGCTATCGCCATCGAGCGGGTATAAACTCATGTTTTTTGTTAATACTATACTTGCATATATATATAATTTTACAGGACGAGAAAAATTAACTATTTGAGTTTTACCAGCTGTATCTACTACATTTACCGCTACATTTCCATAAGTCTTTATACCAGCTGGTTTTGCACTCCAAATAGTATCCCCAATATCTTGGTCACTGCCTCCTAATACTAAAGCCTCAAAACTATGAGGGGGTAAACCTTCCGAACTGGTAACATCATTTATATTTTCTGTAATTGATGCAGCTGTAACATTACTAATATTTAATAATCTAGCTCTTATAGCATCAATAGTACCACTCCCAACAACTTTTAAAGATTTAGTTCGTCGTATTCTTAATTCATCATCAGTTTCTAAGTTTCTACCTGTAATACCTGCATTATTATTGTTTACTGCTACCCATCCTGAAACTGGAGTTTGTATATTAGTGAGAGCACCAGACTGCAAGGGTATATTTCCTTTATCAACAGCAGTAAAATTACCATTATTGGTAAGAGCCAATATAGATAGATTGGCATTGTGAGATAAACTAAAATGAATATTATTATTAGAACTTATAACCAATATATTATTTATATTTCCAGCTGTTACCCCTATATCACCATTGTTTATTGCTAACGCTAACGCATCAATAACTGTAGCTTTAACATCCAAAGGTTGTGAGGTATAACTAAATATATTAGTATTATTAATTGTTACAGAATATAAAGTATTATCCTGATATTCTAAATCTAATGTGATAGCCATACAGCCTAGATTTGTAAGCGTAACATCTGTATCAAGCTTAAAAACTGTATTTACACCAATTGCTGTTGCTTCGCTACCTGCTGGTATAATAGTTTGATTAAGTCCTATCAGTTGCCCCACAACTGTTGTTGCAGTTGCTTCTAATCTTTTTAGTCCAATATATGCAACTATATTATCTAAGCTAAACCCACTGGCTGTATCTGGATTTAATGAGTTATATACTGATTCTAAAGCTAACCATTCTAATGAGGTTGGCTCACTAAATACACCTATTAATTGTCCAAATACTGACTCCTCATCAACCCTAATAGCGCCAAAGGTTTCGTATAATTTAGTTTGTAAATCTGTTTTTATATCATTAAAGGTTTTTTTATTAAAACCCGTTGCAGTTACCCCAAAATTTATAGGATCAGCCATATTATAACTCTATTTCAATTACATTACCGTTATCATCTCGAACGGTAAAATTTATTATTAATGTACGCGCAGATTCATCTGCGTCAATATTAAATTCTAAAATTTCAGCTACTTCGGGTATTGATTGTATTTCTCTAAGATATATAACTTTTATATCTTCCAAAAACTTACCTTTCCCAAGGATATCATCAAAAAAAGGTAATCCAATTGATTCATCTAAAAACCATTCACCCGCAAAAGTGCATAATCTTCGTCTTATAGCTTGTGCGGTGTTAGTATTAGAATCTGTTAATGCTAAATCACCATCAGTTACTAATAAATCTCCCGTAGCATCTAATAATAAGTCACGGTTTAGGGTTTTACTCATTTCTTTGTTTTACGTTTCATTAAAAGAGCAGATGGAATAGGCAGACCGGTCGTACCTGGAACGGCAGCTGTTGGGCTACTTCCAACTACCGGCTCAAGGTAAGAATGTTTGTGCGTGTCTAATGTAATTGTTCCTGATTTTATAATTCCACCCGTATTTATAATATCACCAGTATTATTGATGCCACCTTTGAAGGTTATAGCACCTCCATCTGATCCGCTTCCCGTCCCACCAAGCTCAAAGTTCCCACTTACTATAAAATCTCCAGTATGTGTAAATTTTACTGCTGTGGTTTTTATCTCGTTACTAGCCGTAATTATAGCATCTTTGCAAGTCGTTGTAACGCTTTCAGATGCATTTATTGTAATATTTTTTGTATCAATACTTGTAACATCGCTAGTTGTAACGCTGAGATTTTTTGCCGTAATAGTAGTGTCTTCACTGGATTTAACTTGAAGAGTTTTCGCAAATATCTTAGCAATCTCGCTGGCATCAGCTGTAATATTCTTTGAGGTTATATTCGCTAGCTCTATAGCATTAATATTAACGATTTCACTTGCTTTTATATTAATATTCTTTGTATCAATAGTTGTAGTCTCATTTGACTTGACATTAATAGTCTTTGAATTAAGAGTAGTTATATCCGTTATATTTACATTAATATTTTTTGACTCAATGTTTATATCTTCAACTGATTTAATATTCACATTCTTGGTAGTGGTTATGTTTATATCTCCACCTTTTGTAATTCTTATACTTGCATTACTGTAATTTATTAACACATCTTCATTATTAGTAGCGCCACCTTTTTTAGTAAAAGGCAATAAACCCATCATAGCTATAGCATCACTTATATTGTGCATTCTTGTTGAATCCGGCTTTTGACCTAAGCCACCTCTTAGCCAGTTGCTCATATCCCTATCAGCAAACATAACTAAACAACTATCACCTCTATTTATTGGCAAAGTGATAGACGCCCCCCCACTAGTCATAAAGACTACGGGTACATTAGATACAACAGGATAATCAACCTCTTTGCCGTTATTATATAACTCTTTCATACTAATTTTTATATTAGCTTTTTGAGTTGTATAATCGTAAGATTCAATAGTTCCAGGCATGCAAACCCTTATAGAGTTTGAAATATTAGAATTTAGCTTTTGTAATAAACTTACTATATCATCCATTTTTTTACCTTACTGTGCCGCATATTAATGCATATTATATGCACACTTATATGCACACTAACTATTTATTACTATCATCTTTGTAAACCATTCTGAGCCTCTAGTATCTCCCAAATGATTTAACTCTTGAACTATAAATGTCCCGTTTAATACTTTACTTTTTATATCTATTAAGTCACCAGCTTCTAATTGAGGTTGCAAAAGAGCCGTAACTTTAAATTCATTCTTGTTTAATAAATCTAATGTTTTAGTTTTTATTACTAATTCAGGTGATTCTATCAATCCTGTTTCAGCTGATAGGCTTACACTTTTATTACCATTAGATTTATCATTGCGTATTATCAATAATTGGTCATTCTGTATTGACCAACGGAACTTAAATTGTTCGCCTAATTGATCTAAAGCCGCTGGTATAGACCCTAAATGAGAATAACCATTTTTAAATGTTGCATTCTGCTCATAGTCCACATATTTTATAGGGAGCCCTAATTCTTTAGAAATGGTATCAATAACTGATTTTAAAGTTGTATTAGCTCCAAATGATAAACTAATATTATTATCAATTATTGAGTTAAAACCATCCTTTGAATAAATTGTAGTTACAATATCAGGGTTATGTAATGAATGAATTACATTACTTATATTTCCCTGTCCTATATTAACAGCTCCACCATTTTGAACATAGCCCGCTTTTACTCGCACTAAACTTGTTTGATTACTGGTTATTTTATTGCGTGTAATTTGTGAAAGATTTGTAATATCTACACGGCAATAATTTTGATTAGAAAAAATACTTTTTTTGATATCAAATTTTAATCTTAATGAATCAATTCTGATATCTGGTGAAACTTCAACTATACAGGTTCTATCAAAGTATTTCATCAAATCCAATAAACATTAATAATATATCAATTCCCATGTTAGATTGTGTAATTGGTACAACTATAGGGGTAACAGGAGTGACTACAAAATAACCTTGAGGTTTATTCTCGGAATGTACCCCATTTAATATATCAGTATTAATCGCAAGCGTTTTATTCTCAACTAACATTTCTCCAGTATTAGTACTTAAACTAATGGCCCAAGTTTCACTTCTGGTATTCCAAGTGGCCGCCATGGTAAAAGGGCGGTCACCGAGCAATATATCCTGCTTAAAAAAACTTTCTTCTGTAGCCCAATTTATTACTTGCATCTTTTTTAAAAATTAATCCCTATCCCTTTTTGCAGAATATTAGTTAAGGCGCTTGCCCCTTTGGCACTTTCTTGCGCAGTTGGTACTCTATTAGCCTGCTTTCCCAAATTTAAATTACCACCTAGATTATAAGAACGGCTTAAACTTGGTGATGTCGTCTTACTTACAGTTGCATAAGAAATCTGCTGCAACGTAATAGAAAAAAACAATCTATCACCTGTTTCATTAGTACGGGGGAAACTCAATGACTCGATAACCATATTAGGTAAGACGTCAAGCTTATTAACAATAGTAACAGTTGATTTACTAAGCGCTAGATCTTTTAAAAACTCATAAGCTGCTGTTTGTTTAGCTCCTTTACCTGAAAATTTATTACTAAGATTATTAAAAATATTTCCTCTAAAAATATTTATAATATCTTGAGTCGCGCCAATTATATTAGCTGAGGTATCAGTTATACTACAATCCATTATTACCTTTAATGGATTAATATATATATGATCTGAAACAAAAGCTCCTGATTCAATAGGATGAGTAGTAATATTATTGCTATAACTGATAGTTTCTAAGTGAGTACCATCTATAACTAAATCACCAATCTGGCTTTTATTGTTAAATAAAAGCTTCTTACCTACCCCAACAAGATTAGTTATTTTAGCAATTAAACTAATAGCCATATTTTACCTCGCGCTTAATGCATCTAAACCACGTTGCATGTTAGCATTGAATTGCAATTGCATTTCTTGCGCCACTTGTGTTGCTATTGATCTTGATTGTTCTGCGCTTGTTCCTTGAGGTACATTAATATTTATATTTTCAGTGATATATTGTGTAACCTTCTTATCAGTATTATTATATGTATTATTAGGAACAATGCTACTAGATGGTGAATTTAAATTTAATAAAACTGGTGAATTGTTATTTTTTGCAAAATCCTCAAACTTAGGTTTTAAATTAATAGCCAGAGGCTCAATAATATCTTTATTAAAACCTTTTATTTTATCCCCCAATTCTATTACTGCAGGAGGCGCATCACCCCCTGTAAATTTTGCAAATCTTGGAGTTATCTTTTGAATCTTTCCTTGGTTTCCATCTCTTAATGCTTTTTTTTGTCTAGCTTCATCTTGTTCGCTCGATAATTTACTAAATACATTGCTTACAGGATTATATATACCACTCCAAAAATCGCTGAACCATTCACCTAATTCAGTGAATTTTTTGGTAAAATAACTTGTTACATTATCTACTATACTCTTAAAAGTCCCTTCAAATCCAAACCATTCTTTTAGAATGTATCCTATTACCGATTTATGACCATGTCCCCAGCTCCATAAATCTTCGATAAGTAATGCTATAGCAGCTACTAAAGCTAGAACACTTGCTGTAACCCAGGTGACAGGATTAGCTAAAAGGGCCGCCGTCCACGCGATAGTTGCGCTTATAGCTGAATATATTTGAGGTAAAAAGTATATCGACAAAGCTATTCCTAAAACAGTAATAACCTTCTCTAATCCCCCCATTACTGAAATAAGCTTAGTTATAGGAGTCAATATAAAACTTATTGCTCTAAATAAAAGTTCAAATGCTTTGGCTGTTATATTTACAAAAGAAGAGATATTTTGTGATATTATTTCTCGGTTTAATATAAACCATTCTTTGAATATCTTTATTAATCCGTTAAAAGCCGGCATAAACTTAACAGACAATTCTTTTTTTACTGCACTTATTATTATCTGAAAATCAGCCCAGTTTTTTAAAAATTCCTTTGAAGCACTGATTCCCTTAGAGTCTATAACATAAGCTATTTTCTGAATCTCTTCGCGCTGTTGTCTGATAGCTTCGCCACCATTCTTAAACAGCTCTATAATTTGCGTATTTTCAGTGCCTAGCACTCTTTGCAATGCAGCTGTCTTAGCAATAGGATTTTGAATTTTATCGATCTTCTGGGCGAACTCTTGGAATAGTTGAAATGAAGATTTTATCTTGCCGTTACTTCCAGTAAATACAACTCCTAAACGAGCCATCTCTCGAGATGCTTCGGTATTACCGCGCCCCACATCTCCAAGTTTTTTATGGAATGCAGACATGGAATCGCTGAGCTCGTTTACTCCAAGTCCTGTAGATTGAGCTGCAAGCTCTACCTCCTGCAGCTCTTCAACTGTAACCCCTAATCTTTGGGCTAATAGCTCTGTTTCCTTAGCGCCCTTTGCAGTATGTAAGCTTAATAAACTTAAGCCCGTAGTAGCCGCAACTATACCAAACATCGCTTTTTTAGCTAAGTTAGCTGCCGCAGAAAGACCGCTAAGATTAGCCTTCACTTTATCAATAGCACGATCAAACTCTTTGATTTTTTGATGATCTATGCTAAAGCCAAGTTTTGTTACTATCTCCCTTAAAATCATCTGCTATCTCTTTTGTTTTAAAGCCGCCTCACGTTCAAGTTGATATTTAATATCAGCTTGCATATCAAGCAATGCATTTATTTCAAATAAATCATCTATAGTTACACAAGTATTTAATTCTGTAAATGTAACCTTACCTTCAAAAAGTGGTCGATATATAAACCACTTTATCTTTAAAGACTCGTCAAGTTCTCCGAACTCTCTGGCGTCTGAATCCCTATGTTGGAAAGGACGCCAGAAAGCCGGTCTAGCGGCAAAAAACCTTTAAACTGCACCTTAATAGTTTCAATCAAAGCATCCCTCATTTCTTCAATGTTCCCAGTGTAAAACTGATCGAAGGTTGATCGATTTATAGCTATTCCATTGCGCGTAGTTTGTGACATTATTTCTAATATCAATTCACATTTAGGGTCATTCATATAGAAAGCTTTGAATATTAAAGCTACCCCTTCACCGAATCCTGAAAAGCCGTTATTATCTGCTAAACTAAAAAAACTTTTAAATGAGTCACCAGCTATACTAGTAAACCTAAGAAATAATTGAGTAGCAGGAATAGCCGGAAAGGGCACAATTTTATATTCTTGCCCTTTAATAGTTGCAGTTGTAGCTTTAAGCTCAAAATTATTATTCATGAATTAATCCCGCCTATATATATTGCAGTTTCTGTCATTCTTATTCCCCAGTCCCGATTAGCATTGTTAGTACCAAAAGAAGTATCTGGAGGTGTTTTTATCCAGCTGGCAGCACTTGTTATAAGTGTGTCACCGTTATTATCCTTCATTTGTAGGGTAAATACTCCACCACTTGCAATAGTTCTATCTGCATTCATGAAATTAGAAAAAACCCCATTGCTAATAGAACCTTGTGTTAAGCTAACAGTTAACATTGTATTATAATTATTAAGTTTATATCTAACTACATTACCATTTGCATCTACTTCATCATTAAATAAGTCCTCATCCCATTGCATATTTATAAAAGTATCTTTAGCGAATCCAGTTACAATATGACTTATAATCGTTGGACTAAAAACGGTTAAAGTAAATTGATTTGGGTCGTATGTTTTTATTGCCATTTAATTTCTCTCTTTATAATGTTACGTATCCTTGAATTGCAATCTTATGAATAGCTCCGGTTAGAGTAGCTTCAAAAGTTACACCTTTAAGATCCCTGTTCGCTTTGTCGATGAAAGGGACAGCTGTAATATCTGGTGTATTAATAGTATAATTATCTATTACCCCTCTACTTAAAGCCAAATCTAAAGAGGCGCTCATTGCAGTGCGCACTAAGCCAATACCTTGGTTTGTATATGGAATACGTGGGTTGGTAACAAAAAGAGTAGCTAAGTCTTGTTGCATTGCATTTTCAAGCCAATCTATACCATAGATAATATCTATAAATTCACCGCTCCCCATCTTGCCGTTTATAGTAACGTCCCGACCGCCAAAGTTTGTATAGTAATTCCCGTTTTGAGCTTCAATTGCTACCATTTTTGCGTTTGTAAGCGTTCCATCAGTAGGAAGATCCGCGTTAATTCCAACTAAATTTTTATAAGCCCATGTCTGTGTTCCTGGCTCTGGTGGAAGTAAAGCTCCGAACCATGCAGCATTTGGAAAAACAGCTGTTTGTGCAGGGGTAGGAACGTTAAAAATTACAAAAGTTCGGTTATAATTAGCCGTTTTTATTGCGCTCATTAAAGTAAGGTCATCTTGGTCGATCTCAACTAATCCTAATACACGAGGTGTAGCATTAGCCCCCTGAGATGCCTCAATTGCGGCTGCTAATTCAACCATATTGTCTAATGTTGAACCCACTGGCCAAATAGGTACTACTGCATAAAAGTTAAATATAGCTCCAATTCTGTTATAAGCAGCTGTAACCGTTTCAGATGCTTTTGTTTGCCCTATTAAAATTTTAGTTACAGTCTGTACTTGTCCAAAAATTAACGCCGCTACTTTATATTCATTTGTGGTGATTGCATATTTTTCTGCTACTTCCGCTAATGAAAAATATTGATTTACATCGTCCTCATTTAGAGAATCTCCAATAATTAAAATAGTACTAAATTCAGACTTAGTAAGCCCTTTAGTATTTCTAGTAATTTTGATATCAACAATTCTGTCTATTAAAGCCATTTTTTACCTATTTATTTATGATAAATTCTTTATTTGTATTTAAATTTTTTATTTCTATATGTTCTATTAACCCGACATTGTCTTGAATGGTTTGAGTTAAATAAAATTCAGTTTCTAATATTGCCCTGCTTTCGTTTATTCCATTTATTCCAGTTGGTATTGCTGAGACACCTAGCACAGTTTTTATATACGTCATCTCTCCCTTGAAATGGTTATATGCAGTTTCTGTAGGCAGAAAGTTTTGAATCGTAGTTAAAAGATCTTCGGCTTGATGTAATACGTCGCAATAACTCTCAAGGGTTATCAAGAATGACTTATTAGATAAAACTGTTTGTAAACCTAAACTATCTATCTCGTATCTAATTGGTAAACTAAACTCATTCAATTGACCTACTGCTATAGTAACAAATGGCTTCTTTGGCCTAGGAGCAACTTGATTTGCAAATATTACTGAAATCGTATTATTGGCTAAAATATCTACAACAAATGTTCTGAAACGATTATAAACTTCACTAATTAACATCTTGTTCTTCCTTCACTACAATAATTTCATAATGTGCAAGAATCGTGTTTTGCCATATCTCCTTTTTTGTTACAAAATATCTCTTACCGTAAAGCAAAACGATATCAGGGTTATTATTGTTATCTTCGGCAGTTAATAGCTCAGTATTGGTATAAAGTATAAAGGCTGATTTAGTCCTATAACCCTCTGGCAATGTTTCCATTACAATTGCAGGGACTGGCTGAACGTTAGCCCTTATGGTAAATGTAGTTTCAGTTCCATTAACCCAAACACCTGCTACATATGAACCAATTCCAGGGTGTTTTACTGTTACATCTCTTTTAAAAATGTCGGTTAACATCTCTAATACCCGTCATCATCTGCAAATTTATAAGTAACTGATTGCCTCATAATTCCCGTGTCGATAAGAGGATGATTACCTACTTTGCCACCTACTGTTTTTTTTGCTATAGTAATCGGCGCATTAGGAGGCGGTACACCTTCACTAATCGTCTTCTTAATATCATCACGGGCTATAATCCCAACCTTGGCTATAGCTGAAAGGGCTGTATCTTTACCATCTATGATATTACCGTAAGCCTTCTCAACTTCCTTTTGCCAATAGTCCTTTTTGTCAGTTGTGGAACGTATAAAAGATCTTTCTGGTATAGTTACCTTTCCATTACGTCCCGCTTTTGCTCCAAATTCGTTAGCTGCAGCATATGTCACTACGGTTACAGCTTTTATAGTCTTTGGCTTTGAGCTTCCTTTTTCTAGTACTTCCTTAGCAGCTCTTATACTTTCATTCTGTTTAGCTCTAATGTTATTAACAACTTGAGCCTCCTTACCTTGAATACCGACTTTTATTACAGATTTCTTAAATTCATTTAATCTTTTTTTTAAAGCTCGATATCCTAAATCTTTGTCCTTCATTCAACACATTCTTGTCCTAGCCGCAAACACACAACCACGACTTAACCTGTCATATTCACGCCCATAAGTCGTATCTGATAACCCTGTAGTCTGTATAACCGCTTGCATGTTTTCATATTTAATACTTGTATTACCTTCGGTAATTGAAGCTATATTGGCGCTCGAGCCCCCAGTAGGATTAGCTATTGTCAATACATGTGCCGCAAGATATGCAACCAAAAGAGGGCGCATATCTCCGCATAAATTTGGAGCTATTTGCATTTCAGCTACCGTTATTGCCCCTGAATAATCAATATCCTTAAATTCAGGGGCAATAATTACTAATAGCTCCGCAGGTGTTGACATTAAATACCAGTCCTAATAGCCTGTGATTTAGGGTAAACAACAATAGTCCCACCATGCTTACTATGGCATGGCACCTTATATGTAAGGTTAGTCCATTGAGGTGCAAACATCTCAAATGGTTGCGGTATTTCTTGCCAAAACTTGTCGATGCTGTTTCTATAAGCAATCATACCGTCAGTGTTGCTAGCAAACGCGGCTTTTAATTCGTTAGCCCAAGTGACCGTTACCCCCGGGTTATTTCTTACATAGAACTGTAGAATTGTAGTATCAGTACCAATACCAAGCTGAGTATTTGCAATAATTTGATATTGCTCTATTGGCATAACAATAGTATCGATAGTTTCTACACCGTTTGTTGTAGATACAACTGTTCTAGTTATTTCATTTAAGTCATCCAGAATGAGCTTAGGAGTAGCAACTTTAGTTGACCATAACCTAGCTGCTGGGTTAGCTCCCGCTACTGGGGCAATTGGAATATTAGGATTGTTTAGCCATCCTTGAACTCCTGCTGCTGCATCACCAAAGAATGCTATTTTATTAGCTAGAAGTAATTGCTCTTGTAATGCTGAATTTGCTTTTCTTTGCTGTAAAGGTTTACCTGCAAACTGAGCAGCTCTAATATCTTCTAGTGAAAATTCAAAATAGTTACCAATAGATCTTAAGTTACTTGTAATTTGTTGACCTTTAGTATCCGCGCTTGGTAAATCATCTGCATAGTTACTTATGATTTTGGCCGAACCTGTTCTGTCATAAATCGTATAAGTAACAGTCGTTGCACCCGGAGGGGTTGTACTATCAATAGGTATTAACTGATTAGCCTTTAAAGGCGCATATGGAGTCTCAAAAATTCTTGTTTTTATATTCTCCAATTCCCTTAAGAAAAAGATAGTTTGCGCACTGTCTAAATTAGTGAATTGTGATTTGTCTAAATTTAAAAAATTAATCATCTGTTTTTATTCTCTTTTATTTGTTAAACTTCAAAACCCGGTATAATCTCCAACGCAAATACTTGTGAGCCTGTTAGCCCATCCGAAGTACCGCTTGACTGAAACCGTCCAATTTTGATTTGATTAGTTGACGAAACATTAGTAATTGAATTTGTCGTCTGATTTAGATAAGCAATGTCACCCGCAGTAATGGTCAAGCCAGTTATTAAAGGCACATAAATACGCCCCCATTCTAAAACTGAAACCATATCACCCACTGGGTAATTGCCTTTTATTTCTGTAGCCGTATAACCCGAAATACCTAGAAACTTTTTTGTAAAATCTCCTCCCGAAACATAGTTTTTCACTTGCTTCGCTGGATCAGTTCCCCGCATTAAAGGTCTTCCCATTTCTATAATTTCCTCGGCTGCAAAGCTGGTAGTTATACTTGGGGTTGCATCTACTATTTGTCCCGCTTGGGCTAGTAAGGTGCTATATCCATATTCTGCCATTTTTTTACTCTTTTATTATTAAGTCTTAAAATATTAATTATTTAAACTGTATGTTGTATATCCGGTCTTAATTCGATAAGAAATACGACCTTCCCCTCTCTTCCATCTGGAGTACCTGCACTTCGGAAATTTCCTATTCGTAATTGGTCTCCTTCGGGGGCTTTTATATTTGTAAAATCATCAAATCCCGTCGCAGAGTCTTGATTCAAATAACAAGGATCATCGATATTAATTGTTAACCCTGTATCTAAAGTCGTCCAAAACCATCCGGCGCTTATTACAGAAACATCATCAGTTGCGTAATATTGTCCTTCCGCTTTAGTAGGTGTTTGATTTTTTAAAGCCGTATAGCCAGACACTCCAATAAATGGAGCGAATGAAAAAATAGGAGAAGGGTTGTTATATCTTAAACAAACATTAGGATTGCTTGGATCACGCATCAAAGGTCTACCAAATGGTATGTCTTCGCCAGCCTTATAGCTGTCTATAATACTATTTGGCATCCTTACAAATTGCCCTACTTGTGCAGGGACGGGTGAAAAATCATACATATTAATCGTCCGTAAAACCCATTTCTATTTCTAATACAAACAGCTTAGGATTTCCCGGGTTGGTAGTACCACCGGTTGTAAACCTTCCAATCTGAAAATCTTGATTAGGTACATGCACATTGGTAATCACATCATCAGTGATATTTAAATAAGCAATATCACCTTCCTGGACAGTTAATGTACCAGTTAATGGTATCCATACTCTCCCCATGGTAAATACTCGCACTCCCGAATTGATGGCATATGCACCTTCGGTTCTTGTGGCTGAATATCCCGAAATTCCTAAAAATTCAGTAGTTACACCACCATTAAAGACCTTTACTTGCTTTTCCGGGTTTGAGCCTCTCATTAAAGGCAAGCCAAAAGCTATTACTTCCTCAGCTGTAAAACTGTCATTAATTCTAATAGTACTATCGTAAGGCTGCCCCGCTTGTGCAGCATCACTGCTATATCCGTACATTGCCATTATGCAACCCCCTCATATTGTCTATGTTGGGACTTCATCATTTCAAAAACTGAATTTATTTTTTTCTCTTGAGGTTTTTCATCAAGATTATTCATCTGTCTTTTAATATGACGGTATTCCGCTTCTTCGAGCACCGCATCAAATCTACCTAATACATAGTCATCTGATTTATCCGCAAAATCGAAATTCTTCATCGCCCTAGAATTAATCACACTCATCATGATTTCACGTTCGGACTTGTCTAAAAGACCGTCAGTGTTCATAAATGCAGCTGCTTTACTTAATAGTACAACTCTTTGTTTCGCCTTTTCGGCTATTAAAGAATCAGCATTTATTTGTTTTAATTCTTCATTTTCCGCCTTAAGTTTCTTAATGATCTCGTCGACTTCATCCGTGTTAGTTTCTGTCTCTGTCGTAGCTTCCCCATTTTCAAGAGCGTTTACTACCTGCTCTACACCTGCTACCACTTTTTCAGCAGTAGTATGTACTGTATGCAAATCAACTCCAGTGGTAGCCTGTACGACTGTTTCGGCTATAGTCTCTACTACGTCTAATAGCCCGTTATTATTTTCATTGTTAGTAGTCATAATTTCCTTTTCTTCATTTTTTGTAACTTCGTCACATTGAATAAATGCACCGTCTAAATTTAAACGTGCCATTCTCCCAGCTCTTCCCATCTCCACAATTGCAAGATGGTTGTATATAACGTTCGTTTGTCTATGTGTGTAACGCTCACCGTTATACTCACCAACCTCAGGCACAAGATCTACCCTATAGCCCGCAGACAGTTCTTGCTTTCCGCCATTGATAGCGTCAATTGCATTTTTATGAGTTATGTTTAATGAAACCCCAACATAACCATCTTCAACCATTACTGTTTCACCCGTCATTCCAACGGTTAGTTGCGCAGCATTTTCAGCTGTAACTAAAGTTGTTGGGTGATCGTTGGTAATAGGTAAAGATTTTAATGTTGCTAAACTATCTGGCTGTAAAATATCTTCGGGAGCGCGTAACTCTAAGCGTTCTGTTCCATCAAGGTTTATATATTTAAATACCCCTGTTCTAGTAACAATAGCATCGCCTCTAAGATAACCTTCGGGGGTTTTTGAGACTTTACCGAGCTTAACCCGATCTATTCTAATTTCACTCAAAGCAGTATATTTAATGCATTATTAATATATTATTAATATATTAATCGTATTAACTTATTTGTCAAGATTATTAATAACAGATTGATTAAATAAATATTTGGTGGTATTTTATTAATTATTTTAAAATTCAATAATTTTGTGACATTAAAAAAGGCGATATTAATAACGACGTTACTAACCTCAAGCGCAGTAGCGGCAGAAGATAATTTTTATGTAAAACCTTCATTTAGTGGATTTTATCCCGCTAATGTAGGGCAATATAAGGGGAAAGTAACTTTGCTTCCTTCTTTTGCAATAGGCTATAATTTTAGTGATAAAGTAAGGGTGGATGTATCAATTGAACATTTTTCAAATATAAAACATACTGTGGTTTTAACGGACGTTTGCCCGTTTGATAATCCTTCTATCTTGGCCGCGGGTAATCATTTATGTACACATGCTAAGATTACTAATGTAAGCGCGAATTTATTTGTAGATATAATCAAAGTAAAAAAAACCTCATTATATGGTGGAATAGGTGGAGGAGTTGCTAGATCAGTGGTTCGAGCAACATTAGGAGATATAAAACTTGGAAAAATCTATAAAGGTGTAAACTTCACATATGCAGCCTATGCAGGTGTAGCGCATAAAGTTTCAAATGATGTAACCTTCGAGCTAGGATATAACTACAAACATTTAAGTGAAGTGGTCTATAGCTATAAAGGGCATTCAGTATCAAGCGCTATAAGAATAGATCTATAAATTCACAATTGCAGCTAAAGAACAGCGACATTGAAAGTCCTGTCCTACTTGAAGCGGTACTCCACCAATAGAACTTTTACTTAATAGCTTACCATCTTCTGAGTTTTTATAAGTCAAAGGGTTATTCCATTGACATACTTTACCATCTAATACCTTATGACTCTTTCTAACTCGCTCATCATGAGTAGTTAACCAAACATATTCCGTTATTCCAAGTTGTTCATGTTCATGATGTATATAAGCAGAATGAAGCTTACCCATCTGATCGCGTGCAATTAGTCGAGCTCTATTTTTAGATATATTAAACTTTGATTGCAATTGCTGGGTAATTGTAGGAATAGAAAGGGCTGAACGATATCCATCTTCTATTATGACCTTTACTTGCCCCAATAAATCAGTCTGTATAGACTTAATTAATGTAACATTCGTTGATACCCAAGATTTAAGCATTAAATCTATATCCTTATCAAGTAAAGGATTTTGAAATATATTAAGCGCTAAACTAGGAGAGGCAACTTTTACTGATAGAATTCCCTTAAAAGAATTTAACAATTGCTTTTTGGTATAGTTCAATAATGCACGTCCTATAAACAATAAGTCTCTTATTAACTTATTGTCATTTACAGCAATAAAAGCACTTATATCATTTAATAGTTGCTGTAAGTCATCTATATAGTCATCACTACGTATGCTATCGTTTTTATTTGTAGCAAAAAAAACTTTTAGCCTTTTAGATAATATACCCAACGTAGCCCTTAAAGTACGAATTATGTATTTTTCATACTGAAAGGCTAATGTTTTAGGGTAATAAATAGTTTTAGCAATCGCATAAGCCATTAAACAATATCTGCCACCGGTGGAATGAGTATGTTTTTTATTTCATTCTGCATGCTAATACTTGCATATAAATTATGTATATCATTAGTTCTTGCAGTATTATCTGATTGCAAAGCTGCTATTGCATTATTAATAGCGGGCAATGTATTATTAATGTATGAATCTATTTGAACATCGTTTTCCGCAATTTGCTCATTATTTCCATCAATTTTTGTATTACAGTCCGCAATAACCCTATCACATTCTGCCGCTAATTCCTCAGGGGTAGAATTAGGGTTTTTATCCAATAAAGCTTTTATTAAATGATCTCTAGTAGTCGCTAGGTCTTCATTTGATAAATTTGTATTCTGGTTTACCGCATTTACTACTTGCGAAAGTTCATAAGTCATAAAAAATCTCTTTGTTTTTAAGTTATTGTTATATTACATGATCTAGTTGTATAAGTAACACTACCAGTTATAGTACCAACGTTTGCATACCATACATTAAAACTATCACCTGGATTAATTAGAGTTTCTGTTTCTAATACTATACCGCCACCTTGCGGCGAAACCCAAGTGTCTATATAAGCAATAGTTGTGCCGTTTTTTGTTATTCTTGCCAACGTCCTGTTACTATTAATTCCATCGTGTATCACTCCCAAATTGAAATTTATTGTTTTTTTTGCTGCCACAGTCGCAGTACATACAATAGCGGCCGTACCACCGCCCCAAGTAAAGTTAGTCAGCGAAGTACTAGAAGATGGTAAATTTGCTACCACAAATGTACTTGAAACCGTCACCACAGTCGTGGCAAATTGAGTATTATTGCAAAAAGAAGAAAAACTTGCACTTTCTGCAAATGTTATACGTCCATAATTATCATATGTAAAAACCCCGGGACTATTTACAGTTGCCCCAGTTATAACGGGGACTAAGTCTACTACCATATTAGGTAAAGCCGAAATACTTACACGTCCCGATGTGCCATTTAATGTATTTGTACTGGCGGCTGAAATCCTTCCCCTGCTATCTACAGTACTTGACATTAAATTATAGGTTCCAGCCGTAACCCCTGTGGTCTTTAAAATGATGTCCCATGTTTGCGGGTCGATCGTGGTTGTTAATGCAAAAATATCTGCATTAGAGGTAATACCTAAAATTGGTAATTTACTAGTGATCGCCGTAATTCTTCCAGATAGATCTACAGTAATATTAGGACTTGTATAACTACCTGCTGCAATTCCAGTATTGACTAAATCAAAAATAACCGTAGGTGCCGTACCTCCGATACTTGTTCTGCCACTTACACCCGTAAATATAGTTTCTACAGCTGCTGTTGCACGTCCATAGTCATCAAAATCGACTATAGGGCTTTTATAAGTACCGGCGGTTATTGTAGTAGGTAATAAATCAAGTACTGGATCTTGTCCACCTGTACTTTTTATACGTCCCGCTGTACCATTTACACTTTTTACATATGAGCCGCTAACTGCATTTAATTGATTTAGTGTAACCGCATCATTAGAAGCATTACCATCCGCTAAATTGTACGCCCTAAATCCTTGAAAATTTACATCTCCATGATTGGGTAATTGGTTTAATCCGGTATTTAATAATGTATTTAACGAAGTTTGTGCGCTTGTAGCATATCCTTGAGCTTCATCTCTATATTGTTTTGATTCCAACGATCTATTATTAGAAGCAACCGCGCTATCATGTGAAGCATCTGCATAACCTGATGAATCACTAGCCTGTTGAGTCGCAATCCCGGCAGCTGCAGTAGCTTCAAGAAATGAATCATTTGCAGAAATAGCCGCTTTTCCCGCTGTTCCTGCATAAGTTTCTGCCGCTTCTTTAAAAGTTCCAGCCGCTAAAGCTGACCCTGCTGCAGCCCCAGCATAACTTTTAGCATCACTCGCTGAACTAGCTGACGCATCTGCTGAAACTTTAGCTTCTGCCGCCAAAGTTTCAAGGGTAGTTTTTGTCGCATAGTCAACATCTGCCACAGCTATTTTTAATAATCCGCTTGCTGATTCAAGTTTTACTATTCCATCTGATAAATCTGTTAAATATTGTGCGTTTGGATATTCTAATGAACTGTCGGTAGGGCGTGTGTTAATCACATGTGAAGCCGCAAATTTATCAGTAAGCCCAATTGGTAAATTGGTCATAGTAATAGTTTTTGACTCTGCCGCTTTATTATTAGTATCTCCTACTAATACTTTACCAAAACTCAATGCTACCGAACCCGACGGAACGCCAGAACTAGTAACTATATCACCACCACTATTTATTAAATAACCGTCGGGTTGACTTGCTAAAGCTATCGCGTTAGGTAAATTAGGATCTGCCTTACCCGCTATTAAATATTTTACTTGGTTTAAAGAAGTATTAAGTATAACCTTACTATCGCCATCAAGAGTAAATATATTTGTCCATTTAGTATTATCGACCCCCCCAGTTAGTTGATCTAGGCGTTTTACATCTAATACATAAACCTGCATCCCTTCAACACGTCGATCAGCACTTATCGCGTCCCTTTCAGCCACATTTGCCACCACCCTCATACTGCCACGCTGGTATTTATCCCAGTGGGTAGGGTATGTATCTAAATCACTCATTGGCACTATACAGCCGCTTATTGGTAATGTTCCTTTACTCATTAACTTATTTTAATTTTTATTGCGGAATGAAGAATGTAATAAGAACGATAGGCGTAATAATCCATAGAAACACCAAAGTTATTAGTTACATTTATTACTACTACATCATTCATTACTATTTCAATTTCAGTTGCGTCATCTATAAAATTAGTTCTTTGTCCCATAGATACAGGGTAACAGAACCATTTATAACCACCTGCTAACATCTGGTAATCACCGTTTATATTTTCTTTTAATTGTTCTAGTCTAAGCCCTGTTACTCCTGCAGAATCTAATGTTGCCGAATCGCTTTCGCCCACGTATACACTCGCATAAAAATTAACATATATTGAGCGTAAAAATGGCGTTTGAAGACTACTAAGCCCTGTAATCTTAAATGATATCATTTTAGGTACATCAAAGACGATAGAAGGAAGATTAATGTTAGCCGGTACAGTATTAGGGAGGTGGTCGGCAATTAAATCTATATTTGAATCATGCAAATATTCAATTTTTATACTATTTGCTTCTAAAAACTGTGGAGATTGAATTACCCATGTGGCTATGTGCGCGCCGCCTCCAATTGTTTGACCTACCTCATAAACAGGTAATATATTAATATCAAAATCTGTAAATGTAGGTGTAGGAGAGCCATATAATAACCCTGTTAATAGATCATTTAATGACATTTTATCAAAGCTCGTACCCGCTGGAAATCCACCGACGGGCGCAGGCATTTGCGCAGAATTAGTATATATGAAATTAGCATCTATACTTGAACCCCCACCGCCACCACCTTTTAATATTCCCATATCATAGGTTTTAGAGAAGGTTTTAATTATCAAATGTCCGCGTTGGTCAAATGATATATCTGTAATACCACTATCAACTGCAGGATCTCCGCGCTCGCCTTTTTCACCGCGTTCGCCTTTTTCACCCCGCTCACCCTTATCACCTTTGATAGATTCACCTCTTAAGCCGCGTAAGCCTCTATCTCCCCGCTCACCTTTCTCACCGCGAATTGAATCTCCTTTATCGCCGCGCTCACCTTTCTCACCCCGCTCACCTCTATCACCTCTAATCCCCTGTTTACCTTCTGGTAATTGAAATTCAAACTTTTTACCTAGTTTGTTTTCAAAAAGAAGAATATCATCTTTTCTTTCAACTGATATTAAAGCATCTTTACCCTCTATTTGCTGTAAAGCTCTAAGTAATGTGGCATTAGCTATATTTTGAGCTCGTAAATCTGACATCTTACATCCTATCTAATAAATTGTCGCACAATCCTAAAATCTTATTTTCTATACGCTGCGCAAGCTCTTCATCTGCATTAAATGAATCGCTGTTACTTTGTGAATTAGATGAATTATTAAGTTGGGCTTTTACTTCTGCAACACTTTGCTCCATTGCTTCTTGTTCATTTATGTCATTCTGATGCTCTATCTCGGCTTGCTCTTCTTCTGAAATGTAAATATCAGTCTGAAAACCAGCTTCGGAATAACGTTTTTTAAATATAAATCCAGGGTCTACCGCGCCTCTATCCATATAGATTTGATCTGTTTGAGCTGCTAAATGTCGATTTTGAGCAATTTCATGTTCGTTAGATACTTTTAATGAAGGAAACTCCCATTCAAAGCTTTTAGGTTTAGTAGTCCATAAGGTTTGAACTTCTAACAAATCTATAAGCCAATCAATAGCCGGTTGTAATTCATCACTTCTATAAGCTTCAACTGTATTATTCCAGTTATCTGAATCGTTTTGCCCTGAATGGTTTAAACCTTTACTTGGAGAACTGAATAATCTAGTAATAGCTATTCGACTGCCCGCGCTGACAACTTCTTGATTCTTTTCTATAATCTCGGCTAAGCCCGCAACACTACTGGCATGCTTAGTATAAGTCTCGTTTTCAGCATCTAATACCACTGTGTTAGCTACTGAACGCGCGTAATCCAAAATATTCAATCTATCTTTTATAAGCTGATCTTTACCAGTTCGGAGCATATCTGTTAGCCCATTAATTCCCAAAACCGTTTGTACAAAGTCTTGTACTATTTCAGCTGAGGCGTTCATAGTTAGCCCGAAATTTCTAAGAGGCTCATATAACGATTGAATTACTGAATCGTCCCATCTGTTATTATCCCAATACTGTAAGTTCGGAACACGTTCACCTGCAAAAAAATGCATTCTAGTTCGATGCACCCGAAAGGGTAACCCTCGAACAGGGTTGATAGTATAAATTTCAGGATGTCCGTAGTTCTCGCTGTAAAAATCTTGGTTTAAATCAGATTCAATCCATGTTATTTGCCAACGGTCATAAGATTGTAAACTTACGACCTTCTTTATTCGGTCGGTGTTTAAAGGCTTATCCATATCTTGCCCGTCATCTGCAAATACTACTAATGCAGCCCCTCCAAACAATCTAGCCCAAGTGGCCGCTTCGATTAGCTTTTGTTTAGCTTTAAGCCGTTTTAATTCATCTAATAGATCAATCTCGGCATTTATAAAATTCCTTAATGCATCATCAACTATAATATTGACAACTTGGCGAGCTATACAGTCGCTAGTATATATATTAACGAGAGTTTCACGGGCTAAACGTGGATTATATCCGTAATTTGTTTTCCCAACACGACTTGTTGAAGTACCAATTCCTGTAATTATGTTATTCCAACCATCTCTATTGACTGTCTGTACTTCTGTTTTTGGTGCTTCAATAACGCGAGTTTGATTAGCTTTCTTACGGAGCTTCTTAGACATTAAAGATAGTTAGTTCAGTTATTTATTTATTAGTCAATATTAAAACATATTTAATAGATAAATACTACAAATTAATTAATTAATTTTTAAAAAATGAGTAGTTGCAAAATTTGCAATAACTAAAAAATTGTCGTTCACTATGAAGACGCTCTACAAAGTGAACAATAAAAAAACGGCAGTCCTAATACTAGAACCGCCGCCGAATAGAAGTGTATAATTTTACCTATACTAGCTTTATCACAACTGACAAAAACAACAAAGCTGTGTTTATTATATTAGAAAATTAAAATTTGTCAATTGTTACAGCTGGTTTATTAGAGTTTTTTAATATAATAAGCTCCTGGCCGCTTATAATGGTAACCAAGAAGATAAGAGCTAATAGTTTTTCAGTCATTTTATGTCTATTTGTTATGTCTATTTATATTAAATGGATGTTTTAAGCCTAGTATACTTATACTATTTGAGTAAACTAGCCCAAGTTTCTACGCTCCCATCGTCTCTATAGGATTTATTAAACATTTCTTTTGAGAAGTCGTCGCCCTCCTTAATAATAGAATTAGCGCATATCTCACCAGTTAGAGGCTCACTCATAATTATAAATCTTTCATCATCAGAAGTAATAAGGGCTATCCCTCCATCAAATATACCACCCTGCAGCATTTGAACCTTAGCTATTCTTTTACCTATTAAATCCTTTAAATGTGCCATGTGGTTACTCCTACCATTTAGCTAATATACTATAATCTGCAAATTTACGTTTCATCATTTTTTCAAGTGCATAGCGTAAAGCATCCACTAAATGATTGTCGGAGTCTATTATCTTAGCTGTGATATCCCCACTATGTGGATCAATCTTGTAAGAATAAAGCCCGAACTCTTTTATCATATTTTCACATCGTGGATGCACAACTATTTTATCAAAAGAACGTAAAAAAGCTATACCATCTTCAACCGATCCCTTACCTTTTTCACAGGCTCTTACATTATAGCCTTGACGTACCATATAGCTAATCGTCTCGGGGCGAGAGTTATCAGCAATAATCTTAGAATCTTTAAAATCAAGTATGGTTTCTTCACAACCTATACCAATATGATTTACCTCTACACCACGCTTATAATATTCATGTGTTATATATAATATATTACCCTTTATATAGCACCGAACTCCAGCAGTAGGGTCAACATGCCCGAAGTCTAAACCATAATAGGCATAAACCTCATTATCTTCCTCGAAGTCATCTACAACCCATTTACCTTTAAATATAAGAGCATCTGAATGTAAAATAGGTTCACCCTCCCATACATGACGATATAAGTCGGCATCCATCTTGTTTAGATCGCTCTTGCGGTCATCGTTTAATATTTCAGGAAAGAAAGGGTTTATATCCCAGTTTACTCTTTTAACTAAAGCCCTTTCAGGCGTAGGATCAGCTATGAATTGCTGATATAGGCAATCTTCTTTATTTTTAGGATTTAAGCTTATCCATATTTGCGAACCTTTAGTACGAAGAGTAGGAACTATAACAAGCCAGCTGTGCGCACTTAGTGTATCCGCTTCCTCAATCCACAAATCAGTAATATCAGGTATAGATTTAAGGCCTTCAATATTCATACGCAAGCCGGCGTAGAAAAAACGGCTTCCATTATGAATACATATAATTTCATTATGCTTAAATATAAAGTGTTTGGATAACCCCATTGCTTCAATTCTTATTTTTAGCAATGTGTGAACACTATAGCTTAAATCCTTTAAATATTCGCGCCCACAAAGTATAATTTTCTTTTCTCTATAAGCGCGAAGAATTAAAATGTCTGCAATAGTATAAGACTTACCTGAACCACGACCACCCCACAATACATTAAATCTAAACTTGGATTCATAAAACGCATAAGCCCATTTTGCTAACTGAATAGTTAGTTTCATAGAACCTTTATAAATTGTTACTCTTTAGCTCCAAGAGATAATAAGTATTCTACAAGCTGATTATCCATATAATAAGCCGCCCATTGTAACGCGCTCATACCGTTCCCACTACGCTGATTTATATCCGCCCCAGCTTCAATTTGTCCTTTGATAATCTCAAATGGTAATCTATTAATAATACTCTCAATTAAATCTACTTGCTCAATAGGCTCTTCAATTAAGATTGTAGCTTCGTCTGCTTTTAAATTTGTTTTTTTGTTTTTTTTCATTTTGTCATTCTTTGTTGATTATATTTCTTTAATGCTTGGCAATATGCATGATAAGCCTCTTGGGGAGTATTAAATGCTTTTTGAATTAAAAACTTTCCCTTGCGCTTGCTCGCCGCACGCCATTTATTTAATAAGTGTATATATGAAACTCCCGTATAGCCGGAAGTGCTATCTTTACGATATCTAATTTCTTGAAGGTTGCTAGGAGAATAGTTGTTTTTGTTACCATCCACAAATGTTACAAAATCCGCCCAGTATCCTCGTGTGAGATAAAATATTACTTGGGTTTTGTATAGTCGATATTTTTTAACAATTACTAAATGACACCTTCCATCTATTTTTTTACCCGGGACGATTTTAGGCGCGCAAGTGTCTTTCCAATATAAAGCACCATCTCGATACTCTAAGTATTTACTTACAAGTTTACTAAGTTCGTATTTAGTAATATTACCAGTTTTACGCATACCATATACGCTTTATAATTTAAATTAATAAATAGCAGTATATATGGTTTACACTTATTAATCAATATGTAATATTTACTCTTCTTCGGGAGGTGGGTTTATCTCTTTTAAGTCTTCTTTTCCAACAAATTGAACGATTACAGACGGTGGGGCGCTAGCCTCACCCTCATTTGTAATTTTAATATCTTGCTGTTCTTTCCATCCTGCTTGAGTTTTTAGAAAGAATTTTATAGCCTCAATATGTCCATCAAGTGCAAGTTGAATAAGTTTACTACTTACATTTGTAATAACTGCACTTAATCCCAATTGATATAATTTAGTAATTCGCTCATCTTCTTCAAGTAGCTTATCAAAAGCTTTTATACTTAAACCAAACTTATGAGCTAATTGTTTATATGTTAAACAAGGGGCTAAAAATGGTATTTGAGAAATTTCATCTTCGGTTAAAGTAGTTTTAGGGGTAGTTTTAGACTTTAAAACATCCCTCATAGAGCTGTAAGCTTTTTTCTCTACTTTATCTAAGCCAGCGCGTATAGGGTCGCTTTCTGCCTTAGCTTGGTTATATTCAAGAGCTCTTTTGTGACCGAACGCTTCCATATCCCACTGATTGGGGTTTTCCGGCGGTAACTTTACAAGCTCTTTGATTTTTGCAATTTTACGAGGCATTCTATATAATATATAGTATATTATTCTGCTGTGATAAATTCAAAATCATTATAAAGCCCCTTAATTATATCAATAGAACTTTGATCGTCTGGATTGCTGATATTACTTAAAAGCTTAGTTAATAAAATTCTTGTAACATCCGGACGAGATAAATCAGTTTTTTGGACTAATTTATTTAAAGTATCATTTATCTTAGGTGATAAAGTAGTATACACCGGAACTTTTCGCTTATTAATATTAACTTTTGGCATACAATAACCTCTTATTATTTAAAATTAAATTATAGCTTTTTTAGTCTACTAAAATATTTTTTAGTAGTCAAGTAAATTTTCCTTATATTACTAAAAAAACGAAATCTATATAAGAAACTTATTGCCATTAATTTACATTTTGAGTATGTTTATATTTGTTATGATGATTTTTATTTTATAATAACTTTCATATTTTAACAACACTCGCTACAAGTTTAATTAAATAATAGGTATAAAAAATGAAAGCTATAATTAATGCCATCTGCTGCTTAACCACAACGGCTATAAAAGTAGAGCAAACCGCTAAAAGTACTAACCAATGTTATGAAACTTCTATCTGTTGCCTACCGGTCAAATGCTGTGTGGAACTTATAAATATGTGTACTAGCGATGTAACACCTACTAATGATAATGTAGAAATGACGGGAGCAGAAGCCCCCCACCCTGCGACCATGGTTTGATATTTAAAACAAAAAAGGGTCATAGCATGGAGCTCTAACCCTTTTTTATTTTATATGAACCAAATATAAAAAACTATGAAATTACTAAAAATCCGCTGAAAAACTCTTAGTCCCTTCATCCTAATATAATTATTTTTTCTGTCAATATATAATGTAAAAAAAGGCGTTTTTTCATCTTTTTTACCCCTCTATTTTTACCCTCAAAAATGGTTAACAAAATCAGTGTAAAAGTTAATTTGTTAACTAAATGTAACTATAGGTGTATATTTAAGCATACAATTCAACCGTCGGGGGGGTACATTTTGATCCAAAGGGGGGACGCTTTTTTCAATTAATAGTGTAATGTTATACTCAATTATAATCCGTAAGTGAAATAAATGTGTTAACAGCTATTTATATGATGTCAATATCGTGTGTTGATTTTAAAAAGCTAATATGAAATTGGCCTAAAAATGGTTAAGAAATAGTTAATTTCCGCAATATCGTATTATGTTTTTAAAATCGACACACGATTTTTATTATGTTTTTAAAAAGACTTAATCAAAACACCCAAAAAGGGTTAACAAAACCGAGGATTTTGTTAACCATAATCGCAAAAGTAGTAAATTACTGTTAATATATATTACAGTCGGGGGGTAAAGGTATTAATAGTTATTTACCACATTCGCGATTATAGTTAACAAAATCCTCGGTTTTGTTAAC